TTTTTGTTCAAGGTCAACGTGAATGAAGTATTCTTTATTTTCTTCTGGCTGGAACCACTCTGCAAATCTTCCAACCTCATCTACCGCATTTGATGGTAGTCTAAAGCACGATTCAATTTTTTCTTTTGATCTAAAGAATGCGTCTTGTGCATCTGGAGGCATACAAGCAAATCGAGAAAGTGCATCAATTGGGTTTTTGTAGAACTGCAACTTAAAGTCTTCTATACTTCTTGTTGGATTAACTTCCCAGGTTGGACGCTTTAGTGCAAAAACCTTTGGGTACCTGTAAGCTAAAATCTCATCCTCTTCCCATTCGATAGAGAATAAATTATCTGGATCACTATCGTCTGCCATATCATCAAGCTTAAACTTATAGTCTCGTATGTGTACATTTTTACTAGCAATGGCTTCGCTATACTTTTGTTGAATGTAGTCATTTTTATATCTAGGGAAAGAAAGTAAAACAACCTTTCCAAAGTCTGGGAAACGAGAATCTACTGATGCACGATACATATCATATATTGCTGATCCAGTTTTTGCTTGGTCGTGACCAGTATTATTTTCTGTAGCAAATCCTGAGATTTCATCAAGGATAACGCATAGCACGTTGTATCCTTCCCAAGATTCTCTTTCAGAGTGACCAGAGTGGCAAGTAATAGACTTATCAAACGCAATAGAGGATGCTTTTGGAGAAAACTTACCTTGGAACCAAGGAGAACCAAGGATACGTTTTTTGAAGTTTTCAAAGAATACGTTTTTAGCTTGTTCAGCGTTAATAGCAATGTTAAGGATATCAATAGCATCTCCAGATGGTTTGCCATAGTATCTTGCAGGATCTTTTAGACATAACAAAAGGTAAACCATGTATGCCACCGCAATTGTGGACATATAGTCTTTACCAGAGCCCTTGCCAAGCTGTAAGATAACTTCGTTACAAGTTTGCTGCCATCTATTGTTTGCCTCTTCTTCTCCATAAAGATTTACAAGAGTTGTCTTTTTATAAATTTGACTCATTGCACGAATAGATTGGTATTGGTATTGAGACAAAGGGGGAAGACCAAGGTAGTGATCACTAACAACAAACTCTTCGATCATTACTGGTTTTTCGTCAAACTCGTCTCCAGCAAGGAGATCCATCATGTCTTCAAACATTATAGTTCCTCTGCTTGACCGCTTACGTCACTTAATTTTGAAAAAACTAAAGGCTTACAATGAGTGCACTTAGAAACAACATCACGAATTATGTCAACAACAACTCTTTGCTTGTCTTCAGTTTCAATAATCTTTTCAGCCATCTCATTGTTATCTAGGACACCAGCTTTTTGCAACATGTCCATTTGTTTTTGCTGAACATCTGCAATAAGCTTTAGTGCTGCTGTTTTTTGTGGAAGCTGTCCAGTTCTATCTGCCTCTTCAACAACTGCCCAAGCTTCTTTAATAAGCATAGAATAATGTTGATCAGCACCGCTTAGGGCTTCTCTTGCTCTAATTTGAATCTGCCTATCACTATGGATTACAGATCTCCACTCATTTAAATACTCTACAACGTCTGCTCTTTTATAGCCAGTTGAACTAGCAATTTGTGACGGGTTTGTATTGCCTTTTAGAAATTCCGCAACAACAGAATTGATTTTTTCCCATCTGTCTGCTAGTTCTATCTCTGACATTATTTCACAACCTTTTTCTTCTTAGGTTTAATTATACCCTTAAAGTCGTGCAAATAAAAGGATCTATACCCAGTATTGCCAATAACATCAATCCACTCCATGCCAGATTCAATGTTTTTTACATACTTTTCAAATTTAAATTCTCCACGAACATTCTTTATTTTAACTAATGTCCCTGGGACGATTAAATCTTTTCCATGGGTATACTCAAGCTTTACATCCCAAAGTGGATTATATTTAATCTGTGTGCGTTTTTTAGCCATTTATCTGTAGCCACCAGCGGTTGGAGCCCATACAGAAACATTACCAAGCGTCCAGCTTCTTGTTAATACATTTCCACAGGACTCACATTGTTGATGATCTCTATCGTCTACTTTTACATTTGGCTTTTCTATAGTTTTGTCACACTCAATACAGGTGTATTCATACGTTGGCATTATTTTCCCTCTAACCTATTAATTTCATCATTAATATAAAATATTGCTTTTTGCAGATCTTCAATTTGTCTTTTGTCATCTTTTATACCCGCTCTCCACAAATACTTAAAAGCATTTCCAATGTTAAAGTTTCTATGACGTGTAATCTGAATACACTCAACTCCAGAGGGGTCGCTTGTATAGTGAAGGGGATGGTTTACTTGATCCACCTCAATATGAAACTTTTCTTCTTCTTTGTACTCAAACATTTAATTCTCCATATATTTCTTTTAGTCTAGGAATTGCATATTTTTCTGCAAGTGTATCCCAGTTCCATCTCTTGTGAATACTTATAGACTTTTCAAAGCTGTTTTCAAATTCATTTAGATGATTATTATACACCATACGCATCTGACTTTTCAAGCTTTCTTTGCGTGGCATGTAGACATTTCCAAGATATGTTTCTTTTAGGTATCCTGGAATTCTATCTGGTACTGGAACAATGTCACTATCAATTTTAAAAGCAATGTCGTCCTTATACTCTGCCCACTCCCAAGTTGTAATAGTTGGCATTCCAGTTGCCATAGCTTCTAGTGGCATCATACCAAATCCCTCACCCCATGATGGATAAATAAAACAATGAGTATTGTGCAGGATTCTAAGATAGTCATTAAAAGATACAGACTTCTTTATAGTTTTAATATTCTTGTAAGCAACTTCTGGGCTCACAAGTTTTCCAGTGCCATCATCAACTTGAATCGTATGTCCCTGATCATATGTTTTAAGAATTAAGAATACGTTTTCATCATCTGCAAATTCTTCCAAGAAAGCTTCAACAGCCATCTGCCCACCTTTTCTAACGTAAGGCTCTCCATTATGTAAAAAGAAAAACTTATCGTCTTGGAGCCTTCTTTTTGCTGGAATAAATTTTCCAGAAACTCCATGTGGAAAAACATTAATGTGTCCATCATACTTTTTTCTAAAAACATCTGCAGCCCAACTAGAAGCGGTCCAAAGTTCGTCTCCCTTTTTTATACAATCTGCCCATCTATCTGATATCTCAGAAGTTTCATGGCAGGAGTATAGAATATTATAAGACCCAGAAAACAACACATGATTATCTGGAACAGCATAAGATAAATTAACCTTGCTTGTTGGATCAAAAGTGGTTACTTGCACATTATTGTTAGTAAAAGCATTAAGCATGTTTGTAGATGCTAAAGGATAACCCATATCTTGTTTTCCAAAATCTCCACGCATATTTACACCGCTAAGATTTAGTCTCATCTTTTCTTCCATGTCCTCTGATCTCTCATTAGTCCAAATTCAGTTAGGTACCTGAATATGGTTTGGTGACTTGTGTCACATTCTTTTGCAATTTCTTGTATAGTTTTCTTGTCCACTTGATATCTTTTAGTTAGCCACACCTTTGATTGATATAGTTTTGCTGCCATTCTAACGCTCCGTCAACTTGTTAAATGCGTAGTAGGCAATTCCAGTAGCATCGCCAACATCATTGTCTGTAATATCAACACCAAACTTATCAATAAAGTAGTTCATTGTTTTTTGTTTTCTGCGTTCTCTAATTGTAGCTTTATACCAGGTAGCAGACTTATCTGGGAACTCTTGCTGGATTGCAAGCTTATCTGCTTTTGTTGGATTCTTATTGCCAATAAAAGACTGCCATTGAACTGGAGCAACTGTAATTACTTTTGTTTCTGGTCTAAGGATTGCAGATAGTGCAGCACCAACAATCATAGCAATCTTTAACCCTGCATCAGCTGACCTAACCATAATTGCGGACTCAATTGCTACATAATCAGGTGTTACTAGTTTAGACAATGCTTGTGACTTAATGTGTGCATCTCTAACCTTTTCATAAATATCAGATCCAACTATTGGCAACTTTCCCATTCTTGTTGGCTTACCATTTTCAAATAAACAAAAAGCTATAGAGGTTGTTGATGCGTCAATACCTAGTACCTTATTTGCGTGATGTTTTTTTAGTGTTGCTAACGACACCTTGCATTACCTCCAATGCTATAGATTTCTTGTTTTTTCTTTCTTGTATGTGACAGAGCTCACACTTATCATCTGGATTATATCTACTTAGCTGGGATCCACAACTACATAGTCTTTCTTCTCCACGAAGCCTAGCCCTTTTCTGATAATACTTCTCCATAATTCTTTTATTTGTTGCAACCCTACAACATTCATTTGAACAATATTTTTGATTATGTGTTTTAAACTTAAATTCGTTAAGACATTCTGCACAAACTTTTAACACTGACTTCTCACCACTAGCGGATCTATCTTTGTTCTTCCATCTGGTCTTTCTAGACAAGCAGCAGATACTGGACAGTAGTTACATGGTTTTCCACCTTCTTTAAATGGACGCTTGATATTCTTCTTTTCTTCCCAAGCTTTTCTTACTTCTTTCATCCAGTTAAAAATATAATCTGAGTAATCAATATTTTCTTCAGACATTACGACAGGCACAATTGCAATCTCGTGGGTGTTCTTGTTTTCATACAGCAAGAATCCTTCACTTAGGTTCAAAGCCTTCATATAAATAAGTAGCTGAACTATGTGGCTATCAGCTCCCGTTGAAGTATCTTTTCTTATAGAGTACTGCTCATCTTTAATTGTTTTAATTTCCCCAACAATATCTTCTCCGTCAGCATCTATTATTAAATCTACAAATCCACGAATAGGGGGGTCAACAAGTTTAATTTCTTTTTCAATCTCTTTTAAGACACCAGTCTTTTCAATAACCTTTTGTAATCTAGTATGTGCATCTGTTCCATTATCCATTGCAGCAACGCCCTGAGCGTTTACTGTTTCCTTAAATTCAGCACCATCGAACGCAATTGACCAGTATCTGGGACACGTTCCGTGACCATAACCAACTGTTG